CTGGTGATACACTAGCCTCATATATTACCATGCGTATCAATGATAACACTGGTAAGAATTTTGGTCCTAATGTGCATATAATGACTCCAGCTAGTTGGGCCAATTCTATATCTGGCGGATCGTTTGTAGTTGACAGTGGAGCAAGCGTTAAAGGTAATCTTTGGGTAGGTAATGACCTGGTAGTTAACTATAATCAAACACCAAATAACTTTAAAGTCTTAACTACAAGTTCCACAGCTGGATTAATATATGATACTAGTTATCAAACACTGACAGTAAATGGTGGTAGTTTTGCAAACAATAGCTCTCCAGTGTTAGGTGCTACCTTTGCTGTGCGAAGCACAGATTCTATGTTGATACCGGTTGGTAGTACAGCACAGCGTCCAAGCAATACAGGTAACGTTGATATAACTGGTATGTTACGATATAATACCAGCATTACTAATCTTGAATGGTATGACGGTGCTATATGGTCAGTTCCGGGATCAGCACAAACCACAGTTATCACCGATGAATCATTTAGTGGTAATGGTGTTCAAACAACATTTACTTTAGCTAACGTTAGCTCAACTAATAGTTGCATAGTCAGTATTAACGGTATTCTACAAATTCCAACTACAGCTTATGGTATTTCTGGCAGTTCGTTAATATTTACTGAAGCTCCAGCAGTTGGTGATGCAATTAATGTACGGAAAATCACTACAAGTGCTAGTATCACTAGTCTGGAATCTGCCAATGGATTTATGTCATTTGACGTAGGTGATCCATCAAGTTTATATGCTAATATCACTGGTGGTCTCTCAGCTGCAACACCAAGGATTTCAACAACTGCTGATGGTCTAGTTAGCCTAGTTAATGACACTAAGATCGTAGCCAGAGGCACAGCAATTAATATTGTTGCTAATGCTACACCATATGCGTTAGATTCATTTACTCAATCATTATATGTTACAGCCAAATACATCGTTAGCGCTAAACGAGACAGCACAAACTTTGAAAGCTATGAAGCATTAGTAACTACTGATCAGAGCGGCAATGCTTACATTACCACATATGGTATAGTGAATAATGGTACTACTATGGGTGTGCTATCTGCCAATGTTCTAGCAGGAAATGTTAAATTGTATTACACTACAAATACTGGTATGACGAATGCAAATGTTAGGGTATACACAACCTACGTTCAATAATGAGGATCTATGTTAAAACTTAGCAGACAATATCGTAATAACTATCGAGGTGAAAAAATAGTTGTTGATCGAAATTACTCCGACGGAGTCTGGCAGGATACAGTTGAACACATTCCTAATGCTGTGGTTAATAATCAAATATCAAACCGTGCTGTTGTTTTAGGTAATGGTCCTAGCCGACTAGCGTTTGAATTAAACTATCTTAAGAACTATAGTGGATTACTAGGCGCTGAAACAGTACAAACTTATGGATGCAACGCACTCTATAGAGATTTTACTACAGATTTTCTTGTAGCAACCGGACATCCAGAGTTCATAAAAGAAATAGCATCGAGTGAATACATAAAAAATAGTGTCGTTTATACTAGTGCTATGCATTTATTAGAATATCCAAATAAATTTTATCTGATACCCCATGATCCATATACTGATGCTGGTACAGTGGCTTTATATCTGGCCTGTTTTGACGGGCATAAAAAAATATTTATGTTGGGTTTTGATGGGCAAGATACGCCTGGATTTAATTATAATATCTATGCTGATACACAGGGATATGATAAAAAAAATAATCTAGTATTAGATACTAAATGGATAGCTGATAAAAAAATTATTTTTGATCTTTATGATGATGTAGAATTTATACGAGTTACGGAACATAACACTGAACGTCTTCCGGAACTTTGGAAATATTGCCCTAATTTACGCACTATATCTAGGAATGATTTTATTTTAGAAGCTAATCTATAATACCGTTTCTAAAGTCTTAATTTTTTTAATTACCGCATCGAAACTAACAGTTCGCCACACGCCTGGATGTAGCGGTTTTGGGTGATCTTCTATAGAGACCCAAGAATAGCCTCGGTGTTCGTCGTTTAATATAGGAACAAATTCTTCGCCTACAGGAATAAGAAATGTATGATATGAAAAATTGCCGCTGTCACTGGTAAATTTTTCTAAAGGTATTACCTTGGTATTAGTAAAATCATAACCTAGTTCTTCCTCTAGTTCTCTATATAAACTAGCAAGAATATATTCACCAGATTCAATACTACCGCCAGCCAGTCCCCAAGTACCAGCATATTTTTTAGTGTTGCGTAATAAAAAAAGATAACGGTGTGTTGAAGTACAGTAGATAAAAGTGCCTACGCCTTCTATATTACCAGACTCCAATTTCCGTTTTTGTATTCGCCTTCCCAGCTTTTGATCCACTGGTTGAGATTCCATTTATATTGAGTTCCTGTGGTTAGATTACTTACATATTGTAACGTCGTATCAGTGCGGCTGTCAAATGATATAGCCCAATGAGATCCATTATATTGAATAATATCATTGGCATGTGCTACAAGATTTTGTCCATCTGCACCTCGCCAAGCAACTGCACCATCTCCTGGTGCATTATCAAAACTACCTATATCATTTAGTATGAGATATCGCGTGTTAACGCTGGGACTAGTGATACTAGCGTCTACAGTTACTTTAGTTGGATTAATGATTGCATTGATTGCCTGCAAGGTATTGGTAGGGTATGTATCTACATCGGCATTGAAAATTAACAAAGTATCGTCAGTTGGGTGATAGCTTACAGTGCCTACAATTTCGGTATATCCGTCTGCTTGTAGTAAACGAATTTGACTGACTCCATTATTTAATTCTCCATAGATGCTGATTAAAGAACGCCAAATATCTTTAGTACCTATTTTAGTAGGTGTACTTAATGTGGGTTCGCGTGGTGTTTCTATTTCACTTACTTTAAGTAACGTTAGCTGATTACCAATTAGTAACACACCATAATCAAGTGGAGTAAATACCTGTCTAGTGCCCATCAAGTTTGTATTATCTAATACTGCATCACTTAAATTACCTTCAGCATCATGTATGTTAGCAATAATTTTTTGGATCACGCCTAGCTTCTTAACCTTGGCTGGCGGACTGATCCAGACTGGTAGCTTGAATGTCAACGTTGCTACATCTATAGGATTATCAGTGCCAATTGGAACTGTGCGACTAGACCAAGTTGGACTATCTAAATAAACTACACTTAAACTGGTCCAATCAATATAGTTGTCTGTTGACTGTATTTCTAGTGCAGGGTTAAACAGGACCATAAGTTGTTCTAACAACTGTAATTTTTGTTTAGTGTTACTAGTCCATATATCTAATTTAAGTTCTAGTGTATATGGTACTGGCATTAGTCGTTCAATGCTGAAGGCATTACCTTGTCGATTTTCAAACTCCATGGTATCTTCATTGTAATAACGTTGACGTATGTTCATTTTGCCAACGAAATTGGGTTCTTGTATACGATCTCTATCATAACTAACACCACTCATATAAACAGCCATAGCTGGCACAGTTGGCATTATATTACCAGGAGTGTTCTGGCTGATTATAGCCTGAACCTGGCGACTGCTATCACCGTAATAAACAGGTACACGCTGTAGAGTAGTATTACCATCACGATCTTGTCCAAACTCTACTTGAAATCCTGATACCATGCGGATGAACTGCGTTAAGAAACGCTCTATTTGCGCATCATAAAAAAACTGTTGATTAGCTGCCATTATAAGTTATCCGCCGAAGGACGCAAGGCTTGACTCAAGCTCTGACGTTCGTTAATTACATGTCTGTAGACTGTGTATTCTAATAGGCTGCCAATTGGTAGTGGGCTTCCATCTGCAACTGTAGCACTTGCGACTGTTCCTGTTAAATTTCCTGCTAGAGTATAACTAGCACTCGAAGCATTAGCACTGTTTACAATCCAACTACCATTAAATTGTGTTGATCCCGCAACATCTGCAACTTGTATAGTTTGACCAACGACAAATGGAGTAGTTGGTTGAGCTGCAAACTGCACGGTAGCATTACCACCTGTGGCAGTAGCTGATGTTATCCTTAGCTTTCTTGGATATAATGGACCTGTAATAGTCACTGCTATATTAC